CATAAGTAGGTCCTCCAAGTGCAGGACACAATTGATAAACCGTTAGTGTTGTTACTGCGGGTGTTGTTACTTTTGGTTTATATCCCATAGTTTGAGCCAACGCCATTACATTCTTACGCTCAGTAGCGTATGCTAACATTGATTCCTTTAATTGAGTGTCTTGATAAAAAGAAAGTAAATCGCCTACTGCTGCAGCCTGCTCTATGAACACCATACCGGGTGATGCCTCATTGAAATCAGAATATGTATCTGGAAAATATGTTTTGGTAAATTCAACAAGATTTTCTTTTATGGTAGCAAAATCTTTACCAATATAATTAACTTTTTTGTTATTACCCCAATTTTTATCCGTTGGTTTTAATGCCATTTTATTATTTTATTTAGTTCGTAGGTCCTATTTGTACCCAATCTGAAATATTTGGATTTGATTTTAAAGAAAACTTTATATCAAATGCAATTTTATTATTATCTATATCATTTTCATCATAATCAAATACAATCTCATCTATGTTTAGATATGGTAACCATATAGAAACCGCTTCGTTAATAGTTGATTCTATTCTTCTTTCTATTGTAGTATCGGATAATGGTTCAAATAAAACTCTCCAAACATCACAACCAAACGCTGGTTGCATTAATCTCTCACCCTTTGTTGTTAAAATTAGGTTTTTTAAATTATCTTTTGCCTGATTCAATGTTGTATAATTAACAGAAAAAATACCACCACTATCGGAATTTCTATTAATACCGATACCAAGTACTTTATAATTATTTTCTGTTAAATCATTAACATTTACTCTACCTAATTCTATTGCCATTTATTAAAATCTTTTTACTAATTCTCTATAATCTCTAGTCAATGCTTTTATCGTAGCATCTTGTAATCCATCACCAGTTGATTCAAAATTTGGAACATTTGATGGTACATTTACATTTCTAAAATCCATTGTTTCCCAATCACCTTCATCGACTCTCAATTCTGGTTTAATCATATCCAATACACTACTCACTGCCTGTGCACTTTCTTTTCTTTGTTCAGAAGTAAATGGTTGTGTTTGATTTAACACCTCATTTAACATTGGATTGTTTGAAAATATTTTTTGTGGTTGTGGTCTTTGTTCGGCCACAATCGCAGGTTGTCTTTTAACTGGCGTAGGAGTAACTTCTGTCATCTCTCTCAATGATGGAGTAGATGGTTTCTTTTGTGAGTTTAATGTAACTGCACCAGATTTGATAAGTTTAACAAGTTCTTCTTTTACTTGCAACTTAACTTCGTTTTTAACAACTTCTTTAATTAAAGTTAATAAAATTTCTGATTTCATAATAATTGTTTGTATATGTTTAGTAATAAATATTTGATTTAATAATTTATCCACCTCCAGGTATACTAATTGGTATACCAAATGGTAGAGTAGGGACTTCCAGTCCAACTGTCGGTAACCCTGGTAATTCCGGTAAGGCTGGTAATGGTGGAATAGGTGGTATTTCAGGTATTGTTGGCATAGAAACTGTTGATGGTAAATTTGGTATCGGTGGGCCCTCCTGTACGATATATGCACTCCATTTCAATATTGCAGGAGCAGGTGGAGCAGGTGGTGGGTATTGTGCCATTACCGACATTGTACCATCTACTCCAAATAAATGTAGCTTTGCTACCAATAACATTGGGTCTAATAATATATTTGTTTTAGTACTCCATAAAATATTTGGTAGTACGATGTTTATTATAGGTATTTCTGGTATCTTTCCTTTTATAATATCAAATGCAATAGCTTCCAATTCTGGTTTTGTTGGGATTGCATCATCTATTTGTTTTTTTAATTCTTCTTTTGTTGGAATTTTTGGTATTGATACATATAAAGATAAATCTATATCAGGTATAGCACCATCAATCATATCCTTTACATATTTTTTTACTTCTTTTTTGGTAGGAGTTGGTTTTGGAATAGTATTTTTTACAGTCTCAATAGCATTTAAAATAGGAGCAATAATTGGTGCTAATATTATTTCTTCAATTGGTACTATAATTTGTTGTTTAATTACCTCTATCGCTTGTTCTATTAATTGTTTTTTTGCTTCATCTATTATTTTCTGTCTCTTTGGTAATTCTGGAAAAGGAAATTTTAAAGCTTTTTTAATTTGAGCACCAATTGAAGGTTTTTTCTTTTTTGCTTGTTTTAATTGATTTCTAATTTCTCTGCCTGCTAAAATTATAGGATGATTTCGTATATTACTTGCTATTGGTTCTTTTTTCTCTATCTTTTCCAATGTTTCGTATACATTGATTGTTACCGTTGGTACGGGCCCAATTCCAGGTATAGTTATTTCTTGAGATTTTAATTGTTCTTCTGCTTCTTTTAATGCCTCTTTAAGTGCTTTATGAATAGCAGCAGATATTGCCATTGGTATTGGGTTAGGTCCAATATTCATCACTGCTCCAGGTGCAGGTGGTGTACTTGGCCAACCAGCTGGTCTTAATAGGAAGCTTGGTAGTGGGGACATTTCTGCACCCATCCAATATGCTTCAAAGGCGGATGGGTATATTTCTGATAATATATTGTAATTTTCTCCACCCATATTACTACCTTTCTTTAAGGCATCCTTTATAATTTTAGCCATTCCTGCGGTATTACCATTTATAACTGGTACACCATATAGCATATCACCACCTCTCTTAATGCATCTATGGAATTCTTCCGCATACATTTCTGCAAAAGAATCTATATCATCTGCATATTGTCCAGAAGCCATTTTTAACAATACATTTAATTTAAATATAGCCCACATATTGTTATTTAGTTAAATAGTTTCTAGCTGATTGTATTACTCCCAACTTTCCCTTTATAGCTTTGAATACCGCTGCGTTTATCGGTGCACCTGATGGACCTACGGGAGTTGGTACTATTATTTTAGCACATTCATCCAATATTTCTCCTAATATCTTTATTAATTCACCACCCAATACCATTTGTTGAACTGTCGCCCCTGCTTTTCCAGGTTTACCTGCTTTTCCTAAATAAACTACACCATTTGCATCTGAATTCAATATTATAGATTTGTTTGAATGTATAATTGCATTTGAATCGGTATGAACATAAAAATCCTTTGCAGAATCTATTGTATATCTACCATCAGTTATAACTCCGGTATTACCCTTTCCAAATATAATAAATTCTTTTGCTTTTGAAGATAATATAATCCTATCCGAGTTTACAAATAATTGGTCACCTTTTAAATCTTTTGAATTTGGATATTCAGTAAATGCCACTTTCTTTTTAGTAACGGTCTCTTTAAAAGTTGTTTTTGTCTTATTTGAGGTTATGTATATAGAAGTTCCATCTTTATTAATATCTTCTTCTACTAATTCACCTATTGGTTTTGAATCTAATTCTGGGTTTTGTTTATTTCTAATATAAATACCAGGTGATGAGGTTCCATCCGCAATTGTACCATCAGCATTAACTATTGCATCTTCCGTAAATAAGAATTCACTAAATCTAATAGTGTTCCCAGCTCTACCGGAAATTATAGTATCTCCGGTTCTAGGTTGTAATAATTTTATTTTTTCGTTTATTTTATATTTCTTATCATCTTTCTTATCACCTGCTGTTTTAGTTTGTCCACCTGCAGCTGCTGTGTTTTTCATATCACCACCACTTGAATCTTTTGATGGTAATTCAATATCTCTTTTTGCAGTTCTTTCAAAAGTTATATAATCTCTTCTATATCCAGGATATGGTGAGTTTGTATATGGCATCCAAAATGTTTGTTGATATTTTCCAAACATTTTTAAAATTATAACGGTTTCTCCTTTTATTGGAAATGTAAAATTATTTTTATCAAATGGATATGCGTAATCCTCATCTATAATTTCATTTTCGTACAAGTATGTAATTGCACCATAAGTTCTCGCATCTTTTGCAGCAAATTTATCGTTGTTATTATAGATTGCAACATTATCTTTAATATCACCATCTTCTAATGGACTAGATGTACCAAAAACACGTTCAACAGTTGCTAAAAATGATGTTATTTGATTTTCCATTATATTTTTGTTTTAATCTCTTCTATTTCGATTTCAATATCAGTTAATCTTTCTTTTGATTTTTCTTCAACTGCATTAATAGTATCTTCCATCTCTATTAATAATTGTGCCTTTTCACTTTCACTTAACCAACCATCTTCACCAATACCTTTAGCTTCTGCTGCCGCTAATCTTTGTCCTATTGTTGCAAGTTTAATTAAGTGGTCATCGTTTTTAACCGATACCTCTATTAGGTCTTTTATGATAGGAGCAATAACAGTTGCCTCACCTACATTACGAATTAGTTTTCTTAATGATTCAATCAACTCCGAAATGTTTTTCTTTTTGTTTTGTTGATTTTCGTATATATCTTTAAATAATGATGATAAGTTTTTACCATCAAATAATTGAAATTCTGATGCCATATTAATATTAAATTATGTTGTTGTCTACTATATAATTATAAAGTTCTTTACTTATTAGATTGTAACCTAATGAATTTGGGTGTTTGCCAGGTTCTTTTGTATTTTCGAAACAATCCTGATTTTTACTTTCCAAATAATCTCTTGCGGTAATTGTTCCAAATGAAAAATATTTTTGTGTATTTATTAAATTTAAGTAATTGTCAGAATCATTTAAATTTTTTATATCAACCATTTTATCAAATGCATCAATCATAAAATATTTTATTTCATAAAATTCTAATAACTTTTGTAAAAAAATTATGTAGTTTTGATTTACAATATTATAGTAGTTTTGATTGAAAAGATTTTCTAAAAAGAAATTCTTATATTCTTTTAAAAATGAATCATATGAATCATTATTACTTTTATACGAATCAATAAATTTATCAGGTCTGTTTATCAAATGTTTAACTGACCAACTTACCCATTGTTGACGAGGTAAAAATGCCGCATAATCCCTCAATGATGAGCTCCACATAATACCAACCAAATCACCTTTCTTAACTCTACCATTTGTTACATCATCTATTATCGAATTGAATATAACGGAATTTGGATTACCGCTTTTACCATTATTAATCCAATCACAATTTAATCTGTCTGCTAAATGTTTAACCCATGATTGTTTATTTCTAAATAATATTAAATCTTGGTTTCGTAATATTTGCTCTATTACATTATCACACCCTTCTCCCTCAGTCCAACTACAACCATATCCATGTAATATCATTACTTGCTAATTAAAAATTTACCCAATACTAAATAATTCATATCACAATTATTAAATGTCCAAATTGCCTTTTGAGGGTCATTTGTCATTGTATGGTCTTTTAAATTAAATGATGTATTCAATAGAATAGGTGTTCCTGTTAGTTTTTCGAACTCCTTTAATAAGTCATAGTAAAGTGGGTTATCTTCTCTTTTAAGTGTCTGTATCCTTGCAGAATTATCAACGTGGGTAACTGATGGAATACTTACTTCACTTTTTACTTTAACAACCTGATTCATATATGGTACATCTTCTTCCGATACAAAATACTTTTTATAATCTTCAATCGTAACTGATGGAGCAAATGGTCTAAACATTTCTCTCTTTTTGACAACCTTATTAATTCTATCTCTAATGTCGGACAAATGTGGATTGCCTAATATAGAACGATTGCCCAATGCTCTTGCACCAAATTCAGTTCTACCTTGAAACCAACCTACTATATTACCTTCTTCAATTAGTTTTGCAACCTCTTTACATAATGTCTGATGGGTATCATGCATTATAACTTTACTTCTATGATTTTGTAATATAATTTTAAGTAATTCAGGATTACTCCACTCTTCACCTAAATATGGAGATTGATTATCACCACCTTTTATTTTTGGATTACCAAATGTTTGATGATAATGATATAAACATGCACCTATTGCAGAACCACTATCCGATGGTGCAAATGGAATCCAAACATTTTTAATTGATGTATAAGTTTTAATCTTTCCATTGGCAGTTCCATTATAAGCACATCCACCTCCTAACACTAAATTCTCACTATCCCAAATATTTGTAATTCGATTGATTATAAAATATAAAGCACTCTCATACCACCTTTGCAATGATGCAGCTAGGTCTTTGTGGTGTTGTTCGATTGGTTCATCTTTGAAACGTGGAGGAAATCCAATTAAATCAATGAGTTTTTGGTTAAACATATCATTATCCGATGTATGCCATGTAAAGTAAGACATATCCATCTTTACAATATCAATTTCACCACCAGTAGTAACAACTTTATCGAATATGTTATTATATTTTTGATTATCACCATAAGGTGCCAATCCCATTACTTTATACTCACCTTCGTTTGGTTTGAATCCTAAATAAGCAGTAAATGCCGAATAAATCAATCCCAACGAATGTGGGAACTCTAATGTTTGTATTTTGTGAAACCCTTTACTATCACACATTGCAGCATATACCGAATGTCTTTCTCCAACCCCATCAATTGATAAACCTATTGCGTTATCAAATGGTGATGTATAATACGATAGTGCTAAATGTGATAAATGGTGTTGTGTATAAGTAATAATTCCTTCATATCCAATAGATTTCAATATTCCTTTTAAATTACCTTCGTTTTGATTCCATCTTTTTAAGAATTGCCTCCATTTCATTGGATATCGTAAACCACCCCACTTACCTATCGATTCCCTAACTCTTTCAAATTTATCATTTGGATTTTCATACCAACAAACCATATCAATTTCATCAATTGTTATTTTTGTATATTCTAAACACCATTGGATTGCTTTAAATGGAAAAGAACTATCATGTTTTTCACCAGATAGTTTCTCCTCTTCAATCGCGCATATTACTTTACCATCTATTACGATTGCGGCTGCTGAATCGTGGTAAAATCCTGATAAACCTAATTGTATCATATTTTAAATTTTTATATCACCATATTTATCATACTCATTATATAATTCCATTTGTCTTTCTTTCATTTTGTTGACAACTTTGGTTATATAATGTGTAGGGTGACCTGTCATTTCTCTAATAAGTAAGTATAATGATTTTTTATTAAAGTTTTCTATATATTCTGCTCTTCTAAATAATTCTAATACAGAGTCGGCGATTTGTAAATCTCTTTTCTTTGGAAAAAAGTTTTCTAAATGTTTATCCCAATACTGCAACATTCTTACATTAAATGTTCTGTGTTCATCGTTTCTTTCCTCTTCTCTAAAATTATTTTCAGTATCCCAACTATCCGGTAACGCGGAAATTACATCCGTATCTTTATATCTTTTGTAATTAGCATTATTGTTTAAAATTAGATAGTTTCTTGCAACAATAGTAAAATAAGAGAATGCCTTTCCCTTACCATTTTTATACATATGAATTTTCTCAATCATAAATGCAACAACTTCGGCCATTACATCCTGTGGGTCATCATCAAAATATGTAAATTTCCATTTATTGTAAACTATCTCTGCAAGTTTATCAAATGCGGATTTAATTCTTTCTCTATAAACTTTATCTTTAATATATTGGTCGGTTGTTGAATTATATTCGATTATAGCATCTTCCGTATCTTTTGTAAAATATTGTTTCTGATTCTTCTTTCTAGGCATGGTTATTTTTGTTTGAATTTTTCAATAGTTTCTTTTATTTGATAAAATATAGAACCTACTTCATCATCCTTCTCAAACATTTGACGACTATCAATTTGTCTTAATGCTTCCAGTAATGCTTCGTTTCTTTTAGTTTCTTCTTCAATGAATTTTTCGTAGTCTTCAACTACATCTTCATATTTTTCTAATTTTTGTAAAACATTATAAATTGCAAATGATAATGCAACTACTAATAAAGATAATATTGATATTATTGTATATAACATAGTTAAACGATTTCGTATCCTTGTAAAAAATATTTGTTTGCATTCTTGAATTTAACTTCAACTAATTCACCTTCTTTCGATTTCATTACAATCTTTTCGTTTCTACCAAAATCTACTTTTTTAACAACTTGTGTATTATATACTCTATCTTTAATTGTAAATCCATCTAAATGGTCTATTTCATGTTGAACAATAACCGTCATCATTGTTTCTTTTGAAATTTGCTCATTTGCTTTATCACCATCTGGATTAATTTCAAAAGTCAGTTCTCCTAAATTGTCGGTTTGTACAATAACTTTTGAAGCTCTAATTGTTCTAACTGGTTTTGTAAGTGTTGTTGGAATTGATAAGCATCCTTCATAAAAAAGAAAAGCTTCTTTTGATTTTTCTTTAATAAATGGATTTACTAAAAACAATTCTTCATCTCCAAATTGTATATAACATGCTCTTTTTTTAATTCCGATTTGTGTTGCGGAAATACCTAACCCCGGATGTTTTACCAAAGCCTCGCTTAATTGGGTTCTTAACTCATCAGCTTCTTGTTGTGTTATTTCCGTCTTTTGTATTGGAGTTTTAAGATACTCCGTAAACTCTCTTGTTGTTAGTCCATTAGAACCTTTGTCTACTATTAATTTCATATTTTATTTTTTTAATCCGTATTTAATCCATTTATACCATATTCTTTCGTGAATATAATATTGTATGGGTTTATAAATCAATTCTGCTACTCCAAATGCCGCTCCAACTTTAATTGAACCACTTATCAACCACATTAATAAGAAACCAATTATGGTACTTAAAATACGATATGAGATGGTTTTTGCAATGTGTCTCTTACGCTCTACTATCATCTTCGGTATCTATATTGTAAACAATTACATCACCATTTGAGTCGATGTATTTTTTTCTAATTGCAGTTCCACTAATTTGTTCAATTTCCTTTGGTGGTTCGTGATATATTACATCATACCCTACACCTCTACCATAGTTTACACTTTCAATATCTGGAATAATTGATAACATTATTTTATCCCAATTGTTTGTAAAGAATGGTTCTTTTTGTAATTCTTGCAATACTTCTTGTGCTGATTTAGGATTGTTCTCATCTTGCTGAACATCTCTGATTGCAACCCAACAATTCTTTCCTTTTTCTAATTGTTGATTGATTAACCACTCATGTCCTTTATGCCATGTCTGCCATCTTCCGATAAATAATGCGTATTTTTTCATATTATATTATTAATTTATTTAAACTTATTGCTCCCAAATTTAGTGAATCACTATGGTCTATTTCTTTTATTTGTGTAAATGTTTTTCTTGCTATGTTTACATCATTTATATCACGTTCCGAACAATCATCTAATAGTATGTATGGTATCTTTAAATCTATACATGTTTTTATATCACTCTTAACATATTCAATTGAATGATTTGCATCTATCCATGCCATATCAAATTTATACAATCTTATCCAGCTTTTAAATGAAAATTCTGTGGAGTCTACGTTTGCAAACTTTATATTTTGATTTCCAAAATAATCATTTATTTGCTTTACTCTAGGAGAGAAATCAGTTACATCACACGTGTATATTTCAGTATCGGGTAATAACTCCTGTACTATTATATCAAATGAACCTATATTTGTTCCTATTTCTAGGATTCTTTTTGGTTTATATTCATTTAATATTTTTATTATAAACTCCAATCCAATTTTTGATTCATTTATACAATCTGGATACAAATCAATACATCCTCCATGTCTATTTTCACCATATGTTCTATTTCTATAATCCGTCCATACTTTGTTTTCTTCGCCAACTATTAATGGATGGTTGAAAAAATATTCTACATCTTTTATCATATTCCTAATCTCTTTTTTAATATTGGTATTAAATTT